AGTCTTTGCTCCCCAGCCAATCCCGTTGTGACTGCTTCCTCTACGGCTGGCGCAACACCAAAGATATTGCCTCTGGCAGTCTGTGCTGCCCTTGCAGCCTGCTGGTATTGCCTCTGCTCTTCCGCACCAAGCTGTGAGCCTAGCGCAACCTGACCAGCAATCCGTTGTTCAACATCACGCCTAAAGGCTTCTGTCTCCGGGCTGGTCGTTGCCTCAAGCGGAGTTTCAGCCATCGTCTGGTACTGCTTGGCAAGCCCACGGACGGTTGCTCCAACAGTGGGATCAATCTCATCAATCTGCCTTAGTGTTCGTTCTTCTGGTAGACGGAGAGATTCCCTGAATTGCGATATTGCGCCAGTGGCTTGTTCGCCAGATACTGGAACATAATTCTGGAAAAGATTATTAGCCTCTACCTGATCTTTTTGTGCCTCAACAAGCTGTGTTTCTAGTTTTGAAATTATTGAATCCGCATCGGATTTTTGCCTTCCCGCAAGTCCAGCAGATTGTGTTTTTGCCTGAGTGAGTTGACTTTGCAAATCTGTAACTGCGGCAGTTCCAAGATCAGAAAGTTTTTTATACTCATTTCTGCGAGCAGTATTGATATCTGAAACAATTTGATCGTCAGTCAACTGGCTTGAAAGCTTCCCAGCAAGAGATCCAGTTCCAAAAATTTTATCTCCTCTTAATGCCTCAAGTCCAGTATCGAGTTGTGAAATTTTATCTGTTGCTCCAGATAGCTGAACAATATCTCCGAGTCCATATCTTGTCAGTGACTCTTGAAGTTTCGGAATTGCTTGATTGGATGTGCTTACAAGTCTGCGGAGAGCGTCCTCTTCAGTTGTTAATCTTCCTCTTGCTGCTTCTTTTTCTTTTCCAGTAAGACTTAATTTTGTTTTTCCATCTGCCGCAAAACCAGCAGTTCTTAACTGCTGAACCCGTAGCGTGTCTGCCTGGTTGTAGATATCATTGATCGCACTTTCAACATCATTTGTATTTTGAATAATTTGCTTTGCATTCGCACCAAGTGATGGTGAGTCAAAGTCGCGTATAGAACGCCCCAGTGCGCGAAGAGTTGCCTTATCCTTGTCATTTAAGTTTTCTGCGCCAATCTGTCCAACTTTTGCAACGGCTGCATAATAATTGTTTACAGCCTGCGTAAATGTTTCTGCTGGCTTATCCTCAAGTTTGGGCGTGTTAAACTGATAATCTGCTTTTGCCTGCTCAATATTGTATGTTTTACCTATAACTTTTTGAGTTAATGGTTTCCCATTTACAATTACTGCTCTTCCATTTTTGATTACAGGAACTTGTTTTGTTGTTTCAACATAATACGTTTTTGGATCAAGACCGTATGATTGAATTTCTGCAATGAAAGCGGCATTCGGATCTGGTTTAGCTGCTGGTTTTTTTGCCATTAGAATATTCCAGTTTTAGGTATTCCGCGAAGATAATCAACTTGTTCAATTCCGCTATTCTGCTGAACATTCTGTGGTACTGCACCCATAGGCGATTGACCATAAAGGCGAGCGAACTGAAGTGCTGCCTGCTGGCCTAGTCCACGCTGGGTTGCAAAAGTATCTGGAGCCATTTCAAATTGACGGCGCATAGCTTCCAGTGAGCGTTGTGGTCCAAGTTCTCGCTCGACTTGTAGCCCAGCCTGTGCGCTTGACTGAAGATCGAGCGCGCTCATCTGACGTTCTAGTTCACGCTGGCGAGGAGAATACTTCTCGCGAAGGCGTTGCTCCAGGGCAGCTACTTCTGGTTGCTTCTGGATATATGTCTCCAATGAGGAGCGATAGAAAAGATCATTTGCCCTCGAAGCCTCAAGTGGGTTCGGAGGCGGTGGAGGTGCAGGAATAGAAGGACCGCCACCCATTAGAGTAAAGCCTTTCGCATAAATTTCATGTAGTTATAACTCCTTGGTTTGCCAGAACGATTAAAGGTGATCCGCTTGCGAGGACCGAAACGCTCCCAAAGGAGCAACAGCAAGCACTTTAAGGATTTAGCACCCTTTGAGGAGATCGTCAAGTCAACAAAGACATTCTCACCATCTTCGCTATGAACATAATGGTCAGCCTTTTGCCCATCCTTGACGCACCTAGCCAAAGCCACCCCAGCTATACCTTCCTCATCCCTGACAATCCCGACCATGCCCTGATTCTCGAACCATCCAAACCACTCAGCCAGGTTAGGCCACATAGACTCCGGCACGCCACTCTCCTCAATGTACTCTATGGCGGTCATATATTCTTTTGCACTTGGATGGTGTCGGGGTTGGCCGCAAGGATGACGGAGCGAATCGCTAGTTTCTTTGACGGAGATTCCACTTTAATCCGCATATTGCGCCACTTCTGGTACGAGCGCAGGCTGTCGGCTCGCATATTGGTGGTTTGGGCAGACAGGGTTGCGGGCAGGGTAAAGGGCAGGGTCAAGCCACCAGGCGTGGCTGTATTTACATTCGTACCTAGCGTAACAAACTGCGAGTCTGATTCCCGCTTCATCGAGATCGTAGCACCCGTTGACGACGAGAAGTAAAACTCTATCTCATAGTGCGAGCCGTACTTTTGGGCGATGCGATCATCAAAATCATACGCTTTAGTGACAAGATAACTGCTGTAAGTGCCAGTTGTGCCAAAGTCCTTAAACTGCGTGTCGCCGTCCGCCTCGGTATCGGGGTCTAGGTAATCAAAGCTATGCCCTAACTTGCCCGTGGGCGTGCCAATGGCCAGCTTAGGTCCAGTAACGGTGTAGCCAGCCGAGAAGTTGGTTTGGTACATGGCCGACGCACCAATGTTCCAGAAGCCCTCAAAGGCGTTAAAGAGCAAGTTGTAGACAATGGTATGACTGTTAGTCGTGGCGGAATCCAGCGGCACGCTCAAGTAGTACCGATTATTGTGAAACTGCCCCAAGCATTTGGAATAGAAATTCTTGTTGATCCTAGCGATTACATCTTTAATCGCCTCGGAAATTGGTACGCCGACAATAAAGTAATCGTCTGACAAAGAGCGTTGCACCGAGCGGATGCCGTCCTCGGCCAAGAAATAAACATCCTTACCCGCAAAGCTGACCGATCTGCCAGCAATACAGCCTATGCGGTCGTTGATAAGCCGCACTGTCCAGCCCGCAGCGGTAGAAGCAGTGGGATCAACTGTGACCAAGTAAATCTTGCTAGGCTTAAACACCAGTAGCTCGTAATCAAAGAACGGTTGGATGGCAACAATATCTTGCCCGTCATCGCCACCCACCACAATTGAGTTAGTCGTTTTCCATACTTCGGGGTCAAGTAAATCTGAGGCGTAAAGAGTATTGCGATCCGTGCCAGTGCCGACAGCAAACAAGCGGTTGGTGAATTGTCGGATCAGCTTTAGGGCGGTCGGAGCCAAGGCAGACACGCTGGCAGTAGCCGTAGCACCGCTACCACCGCCGCCGGAGATGGTGACTGTCGGTGCGGATGTATAGCCAGATCCAGCAACAGTAACGGTAATGGCAGAAACTTTATTTGACACTACAGTTGCCGTGGCGGTAGTCGTAGTGCCGTAGGCTAAGTTAGGCGCGCCAACTGTAACAGTGGGGATGGAGGTATAGCCCGATCCATCGTTAGTGACTGTAATCGAAAGCACGCTTGTACCTTGCCGAAACGAGCTTGTGCCATCGGTAAACTGCAAGAAACTTGCGCCATCGGTGTAGAAGAGTTTGTTGTTAAACTGGGAAAAGTTTACATCCACCGCCCCGCTACTAACTGTGCCGCCTGTGGTCGCCAAGGTGGTTGCGCTAGTCGTTCTGAATATCTTGCCGTCACTAGCCAGTACAATCTCTTCGATGGTAGGCGTGTCAAAATAGTGCAACCCCTGTATGGATGAGCCGGTGGAGAATGTAGTCGAAACAGTCTCAATGCCCATGCGGGTTTGCAGTGTGCCGCTGGGGCTAATCGTCATGTTAAACAACTCGCTGGCTTGGTTGTTTTGGATTAGGTAAGGAACAATGCCAGAAACTTGCCCACCCTCAAACGAGCTTGATCCCGCTATGACCAAGACATCATCGGTGTTGTCGATGTAGTATGCCATAGCCGTGAGACTAAATGATCTCTTCGATACCTAAATCACCCAAGCCGACTGGGGTAATCTGCTTCATCCCGCCAACTTGGGACAACTCGTAATTGGCCATCGCCGCCAAATCGGCGTTAGCTGCCTGCGTGACAACTTGCGCCTTGCCGTACTGCCGTTCCCGCTCCAAGGCATCAGCGTGGGTCAAGGCTAAGACAACGTGACTGACATGAGGTAAGCGTAGTTCGTCGGCAATGGCGTTGGCAGAGGGAGGAAAATCTACGACTAGGTTGGTGCGGGTTAGGCACTGGAGCTTTTGCACTACTAAGAGC